CATACAGTGTTTAATATAGGAGCATTCAAACCAATCAAAGCTAAATCAACTGATGGAGCATCTGGAATGATAAGAGAGATAGCTAAGAGTTTTCAGTTACAACTTGTAGCTTTACAAGGAATAGCTTCACCACCACCTCCAACTGGCATACCTCCAATACCATTTAACGGTTACAAGTAGAAACCGTACTATTTATATTAAAACAACATGAAAGCAACAGAATTTGTAAATTTAATACGAAAAGTAATTCGAGAAGAGGTTAGAGTTATCGTAAAGGAAGAACTTAAAGCTTTTAAGCCAGTTATTGTAGAGTCTAAAGGTACAACAGTACAAAAAGGGTTACCACCGTTACAAACAAAAATCCAAATGCCTGCTAGAAAAACAAACATACCTACATTTGAAGGTGCGTTAGCAAGTATATTAAACGAGACAGCACAAAGCATGATGGAAGCTCCACAAGCAGCTGAATATGATGAATGGCCAGAAATGGGAGCTGGTCCTATGACAATGGATAGTGTTCCAGGAGGAATGGATTCATCAATAGCAAGACAAGCAGCAATGAGTGGTGATCCAACAGCAGCATTTATGAAAGATTACTCAAGCACACTCAAAAAAGCTGAGTCAATAGCTAATCAAAACTACAGACCGTAATTAAATGGCAATAGAGATAAGAATACATCCATTAGACTTTGAACCAGATGTTGCAATAGGTATTGATTTACCTATGATAGAATCGTTTGGTTCAGGATTTAAGCTAAATTACACAAGCTTAGATCAAGCAAGTGCAAATGCTAAGAATCTTTTATTAACAAATAAAGGAGAGAGAATCATGCAACCAGACTTTGGTTGTGATCTTAAAAATATAGTATTTGAAAATATTACAGATGATCTTATCACTAAAATACAAGACACTATAACACAAAGTTTTGATTATTGGTTGCCATATATCGTTATCAACACTCTTACGGTAACTCCAAGTATCGATGAGAATAGAATAACTATAAACTTGGTAATGAGCTTAGAAGGCAATCAAGCAGATACAAGATCTGTACAGATTGACATACAAAGAACCGAATAATTTTTATTAACTATAATTAGTCATTAATAAAGGTGTGAAAGTTTCATACTTACTAACTATTTATATATAAAATAAACAATAATGGCAGATTTGTCAAAGAACACATCAAAAGATATAAAATATTTAGGTAGAGATTTTGATTCTCTAAAGAAAGGTCTTATGGACTTTGCTAAGACCTATTATCCAAATACATACAATGACTTTAATGAAGCATCACCAGGAATGATGTTTTTAGAAATGTCAGCCTATGTAGGTGATGTGTTGAACTACTATGTAGATTCTCAATTCAAAGAATCTTTATTATTGCATGCTACTGAGAGAAGTAGCGTACTTTCCATAGCAGCTACAATGGGATACAAACCTAAACTTAGTGTGCCATCCATTGTAGACATAGACGTGTTTCAATTAATACCAGCTATTGGAAGTGGAAGTTCAGTAATACCAGACTCAAGATATAATGTTAAAATTGAACCTGGATTTAGAGTTAGAAGTACAGCAGGTAATACAGAATTTATAGTTCAGAATAAAGTTGATTTCAATATAAATAATATTTTTGATCCAACCACTATATCAGTTTATAGTATGGATGCTTCAGGAGCTCCAAACTATTATTTAGCTAAAAAGAGTGTTAAAGCTATTTCAGCTACACCAGTATCTAAAGAGATTACTGTAGATGCAGTTACTAAGTTTTATAAGTTTCTTATAGAAGATGAAAACCTTATAGCTATCGATACAATCACAGATGCTGATGGTAATACTTGGTATGAAGTGCCATACTTAGCTCAAGATACAATCTTTGAAAGAGTAGAAAACACAGCTTATAATGATCCAGATGCAGTAAATTATAGTACTGATACTCCTTACTTATTGAAACTTAAAAGAGTACCAAGAAGATTTATAACAAGAGTTGTAAATGGTGGTATTGAAGTTCAATTTGGTTCTGGAGTAAGCTCAAGTCCTGATGAGGAAATGTTAGCAACACCTGAAAATATAGGTTTAATGTTACCTACAGGAAAAGATGATATAGATTTTTCTATTGATCCAGCATCACCAGTATTTACAGCAGCTTATGGTATTGCTCCATCAAATACAACACTAACAGTAAACTACTTAGTTGGAGGAGGAATAGCATCAAATGCACCAAGTAATACTATCACAGAGATCATAGGTATTAATACTAGTGGTACAAACCTACCAACTACAAACACAATATTAAACACAAACGTACTAAACTCAATAGCTGTTAATAACCCTTCAGCTGCAGTAGGAGGACGTAGTGCTGAGACCATTGATGAGATAAGACAAAATGCATTATCGCAGCTCTCATCGCAGAATAGAGCGGTTACACGTGAAGATTACATTATAAGAGCTTATGCAATGCCAAATGTATTTGGAAGTGTAGCAAAAGTATTCATAACACCAGATGAACAAAATAATATTCAAAGTTCTGAAGTAGGAGATACTGTATCAAATCCTTTAGCAATGAATATGTACATGCTTGGATACGATAATAATAAGAATTTAACTCAAGTTAATAGAGCTATAAAAGAAAACTTAAAAACTTACTTAGGTCAGTATAGAATGCTTACTGATAGTATTAATTTTAGAGATGCTTATATAATCAATATAGGTGTAGATTTTGATATTATTTGCTTACCAAACTTCAATACTAATGAAGTACTATTAAACGCTGTTAATGCATTGAAAGAAGCATTTAATATTGATATGTGGCAAGTAAATCAACCTATTGTTTATAGTGATTTGTTTAACACTTTATTAAAGGTAAAAGGTGTACAAACAGTATCAAACATTAAAGTATCCAATCTTAATGACGAGCTAACTGGTTATAGTCCAATTATTTATAACATAGCAGAAGCAACAAGAAGTGGTATTGTATATCCAAGTTTAGATCCTGCTATCTTTGAAGTGAAGTACCCAAATAATGACATTAAAGGACGTGTAGTAACATTTTAACCATGATATTAAGATTTTATCCAACAAAAGACTCAACAATATATGAACAGTATCCAAGTAAGAATACTGGCTTAGATGCTATATTAGAGATAAATAAAATAATCGTTAATAGTTCAAGTTACAATTCACGAATATTACTTAATTTTGACTATAATGCAATATCAAGCAGTATTGCAGGTTTAGGATACAATCCAAATTTATTCAACTACAATTTAAAAATGTTTGTAGCTGAAGCAAATGAGATACCAACAGATTATTCTCTATATTGTTATCCTACATCAGGAAGTTGGGATATGGGAGTTGGAAGATATGGCAATAGTCCAGAAACAACAACAGGTGTAAGTTGGACTTATAGAAAATCTGCAGATGATGCAAATAGTAGATGGGAGACTGGATCTCTTGCAGCTAATATTTCTAGCTCATGGGCAACAACAGCTGGTGGTGGCGTTTGGTATAATAACTTTGTTGCATCACAATCATTTAGCTATACAACTTCTGATATCGATATGGATATCACAAATATAGTACGAGGTATTCAATCAAGTTCATTTAACTTTACTGGATTGATTCTTAAGAAAGGTGGTACAGATGAATCATCAACAGATCTTTTTTCAAGTTTAAAGTTCTTTAGTAAAGATACACACACTGTATATTTACCAATCATTGAAGCAAAGTATAATGATAGTGTTACTACAGGATCATTACAACTTATTAATACGAACGAAGATGTAAATGTTTTAGCAATAAACCTTAAACCATCTTACAAAGAAAATTCAACTCCTATAATCAGAATATCATCAAGATACACTTACCCTGTACAAACATTTGCAACAGAGTCTGGATACTTAACAAGATATAGATTACCAGCTGGAAGTCAATACGCTATATATAGCGCACATACTGATGATGTAGTAATAGACTTTAGTACATATACAACTTTGAGTGATGATGCTACAAGCAACTTTATAAAATTACATTTAGACAGCTTTCAACCAGAAAGATATTATAGATTGTTGATCAAAGTTCCTGATTCAGGTTCAAACTCAACACATAATATATATGATAATAAATGGATTTTTAAAGTTACACGTAGTTAATGAGATTCCCAGATAATA